CCCGCAGTGATCCAGAAATCGTTGGGGTGAGTCATTATATGTATACACGCGCGGATTAAAAAGGGCAGGTCGATCGTCACTCACGCCGGCATTGATAGCGCAGCGCCAGCCTGAGCTGGCATGACATGTGATACGTGCCCAAGCGTGGGCTCCAGCCCACCCAACTCACCCGTGATTGCATGTATGTGTATGTACGTAATCAACACAAGGCAAGGCCAATCAATGGTGCAGGGAATGGGCTCGAATGGGCACCTAATCGGTGCCATTGATGTTAGGACGTCAGTTAGATAGGTCACCTATGTAGTTTAGGTGCAATCTGTTTGACAGTCCATAGAGAGATACCCCTGATGGGTATACGGCATACCCCGGGTGGGTACCTTGCAGTGCCGTCTATGTCCATAGGGCTGCTATGCATCCACGCATCCGCGTCGCCACGCCCTTGCCGCCATGATGTGACACAAGTCACAGTAACCATGGTGTTGTGCCCATTGACACGATGCCGTTGACATGGCAACGTGTGCGCCATGACCACCACACGAACCGATCCTCGCGGCACCGGCCGTAACGGCCGGCCCGCCAAGAGATACACCGCCTACGCGGGTCTCAGCACAGAGGCCATGCGGGAGTGGCTGAAGGGTCACGTCGCCTGCATCGAAGCGGGCATGAACGTCGGGCAGCTTGACCGTGACAAGGCTCAGGCATTCCGGCTCGAACTCATCCGGCGCACGTCATGACAACCATCGAACTGGAACGGCACGACCTCGCAGCGGGCATCTACGCCGCTACTGCGGACCTGCGGGAGCTGAGTCTGCGTGATGTCATCGACAGCTACGCGGCACTTGGCCGGAGCCACGCCCAGTCGTGGCGCGACGGCTACTACACCACGCTTGCCCAGGCTGAGCTGGTGGCCTGGGACCGGTGGCAGGCAACACGCACAGCACAACCTACTCACGCCAGGAAGGCATGACATGAGCTACACAATCAAGCCAGACGCCAAGATCCACACGTGTTGGGAAGATCCGCAGTGGGACGGCCTGATGGTTGCCGCGAGGGACTGCGCGGGCTGCGCCGAGGCCGGGCTGAACAAATGTGAGTGGTGCGGCTATGGCCACATGTTCACCACGCACAACGATCTTGCTCATGACGAGAACGGCGATCCCGACGTGCCTGACGACCCAACCGGCTCATGGCACGACTCGCCGCACGTTCGGCTCGACTCAACCGGGAAGGCATGACCATGACAACGACACGTGCATACGAACCGAGCGACTCCACGTTCACGGCAAGGGAGGCGGCCGGTTGGCTCTGCGACTGGTGCGACAGGCTCGCGGTGGCCATCGTCACCGAACAGATCACGGACGGCCGTACGTTCGTGGACCGGGCATGTCGGCAGTGCCTCACCAACAACTACCCGGGCCTGATCATGGGTAGACCCACGACCCGCGACCGTATCCACACGATGTGACGCAAGCCGCTCGCACCGGGCTACAGCGTAGGTTCGACTCCTACGGCGAGCACGTACGATCCACGTAACACCCTAGGTCTAGGAGACCGACATGCGCACCACGCTCGAAAACATCCTGCTTACCTACGCTTTCGACTCGATGTGGAACGACGACCACGACGGAGACGTGGAGTCGCCTACGGGCTACTTCGCACGGTTCATCGTTGAGGATGAGGAGGTGGCAGCTGACATCGTTCGTGACTACGACCCGCTGGACCTAGCGAACGGTGACATCGACGCTGCCGGACTTGTCGGCGCGTGGTTCGTCTGGCAGGACTCGGACGGCTCTGTGAACTACACCCATCGTGACCTGCCCGACCGCGTCGACATCGACGCCATCTACAACGTAACGGCGGACGAGTACACCAACTGGCTCGACGCTGACGAGAACGAGGCATGACCGTGACCATCACGGCCAAAGCCAAGTACGTCAGCCACCCAAGACTCGTCTCACCCCGCATCCGCGTGACCTGGACAGACACTGCCGGCCGCAAGCACACGCGCCACGTGGGGTACAGCTACGGCACCCGCACTCGCCTGCCGGACGCGGTTGCCCTGGCCATGGGCGTCAGCCCGGAGGCCGTCGTCTCCACCGACGTGATTGACGCCAGCGATTACGAGCTGTTCGCTGTCGACGTTCCCCGAAAGGTGGCCGTCCACATGACGTCAACATGGTCCGCACCTAGCGGCTGGACCGTGGTCTGTCGGTGCGGCTGGGAGACTAACGGCCACACGTCGCAAGCCATCGCGCGAGCTGGGGGCGATGTTCACCTGGACAGGGCCAACGGCCACGGCGCTCCCCACATGGAGACCCACTAGCCGCCACCCTGCACCAACCCTGCCGGCTGGGCGGTCTTGCGCCACGTATGAGCACTGCCGCTCGCACCGGGCTACAGCGTAGGTTCGACTCCTACGGCGAGCACGTACGATCCACGCAAGACCTAACCCGATCGGAGTCACTGCCATGAGCATCAACAGCGTGTCAGAACTGCTCGACACCATCCGCCGCACGACCTCTCGCTGGGCTGACCAGGAGACCCTCAAGTTTTGGGGCTCGCGTATCTCGGAGTCCAGCATCACAAAGCTGGACGACAACACGTACCGTTTCGTCTCGTCGGAGCACAATTTCGACCGGACCGCACGGCTCTACACGGTGCGACAGGTCACCTTCGGCACCACGGTTCGGGAGGACGGCCGCACGGTCGGCACTGCCAGCATCGAGACCGTCAGCAATCACGACGACTTCCAGGCTTACGGCACGTTGACCACGGCCAAGCGCCACCTGCACGACTCCGCGTCCGCGTAGTCGCCCAGCACCAACCTAGAGCCCCTCCCTCACGGTGGGGGCTCTAGCGTATCTCCCGGATACGGTTGCGCACACGTTGCGCGTCCCTGCCTGCCGGCGTTGCACTCGACAGTGAATCGGCACGCAGTGCGCGATTCACGTCGTACCACCGGAAGTCTTTGACTTCCGCGTGGACCTACCCGCCCGGACCGTAAAAAGTAGCAAGCCAACTGCCCAACCCCGCACGATCGTAACCGTATCGTTACCGTAACCGTATCGTTACATGGCAGTCATTGACACCATGCCAACGACATGGCAACGTAGCCATCACACAACAGAGCAACACCAACGCCCAGGAGGGCACCATGACCGGCACCACGCACAGCGTCAAGGTAGGCGAGTTCTTCGTCTGCTCATGGGGGTACGACCAGACCAACGTCGACTATTACCGCGTTGTTGGTGTCACTCCCAAGTCCGTGAAAATCCAGCACTGGACGACCGTCCACACGGACGATTCACACGTCGTCCCCGACATGGACGGCGGTCCGCTCATGGTGTCCGACTGGTCGGGCGAGCGTCCCTGCAAGATCCTGACTAAGCGCGTCCAGGATCACGGCTACGGCAACGGCGCGGTGCTGACGATGAGCAGCTACAGCGACGCCTACCCGTGGAATGGCGCGCCCAGGTACGAGACCGCCCTTGGTTGGGGGCACTAGCGATGACCTTCTACGTGCACGTTACGTCAAGCCTGCACGACATGTCTGTTGGCTTCGGCCCCTACGACACAGAGCTAGCTGCCGAGGACTACGCGGCACACGTGGACGACACGGCCGCACTCACGGGCGAGCCGTTCGCCGGGTATGCCGGCGCGTTTGTCCGCACCACAGCCCCGCACGTGTTTGTCTCCGCACGATTCGTCAAGACAGGAGTAATGGCATGAGCACCGTAATGATCGACCTGGACGACACCGAGGCATACGTAGGCGTCACCGTTACGCACATCGCACGAGGCGAGGTCTTGCTAGACAACCACTACATCGGGTCTTTGCCTGGTTGGGCAACGACCGAGCCGAAGCAATTCGGCCAGTGGAAGCAGGCACGTCGCGCGGTGGCGCTGGACGAGGCCGGCACTAGCGGCGATGGCTGCCACGTGAGCTTCAAGGTCTACCGTGCCGGCGATGTTTACCCGTGGTCCGCGTGAGCTATCTCGACAACCTCAATGACGTTGGCTGGACAGCTTTCTGCATCGGCCTCTACCTGTTCGGTCTGTTCGTCGCTGTGGCGCTTTGTCGTGGCGCAGCGATTGCGGACAAGGCGTCTGAACGGGACCACGAGTGCCCGTAAGGCGCGACGCACCATAGCCCTACCGGATACAGCCGGCACGTGTGCAGCAAGGCACACGAGGGCACTCAAGAGCCAACCAGCACCATCTAGTGACCTGGAGGTAACGTCATGAACGCAACGGAAACGCTGACAGTCACCCTCACCCGCGCGCAGCTCGAACTACTCAGCGGTCCCATCCTACAGGTCTATGGCGACGGTGCTGACGAGTGGCGCAAGACCCGTGACGAAGCACGGGCCACCATCCTCGCCGCGCTGGACCGTAAGCAGTAGCAAGCCAACTGCCGACCATTCTCATTCGTTCGTCAGTTCACTCCGCGCGGCTGGTGAGCGGATGAGTTTAGCCGAACACCATGGTTGCAGATAGTAACCATGTCAGCCCACCTGAGGTAGGAACAGAGAGTGACCAAGTGACGTTCACCCTAATGGCCGCAGTGCTGTTGGTTGTCGCAATAATCAAGGGGGCTTGATGAGTACCTACAGGGCACTTCCCGGCTCAGAGTTCAAGGTCGTCTGCATCGAGGCGACCAGCAGGTCTAATCTGCTGAATGCCGTGTTGATGGCGGAGGAACTGATCGACGCCATCTACGGTGTGGAGAATGTTTACTGCCATCGCGGTGAAATATGGGAGGGCGAGGGCTTCTCTCGCATCCTCACGTTGGAGTTCTAGTGCACGCCTTGGTAGTGAGTGACGGCACCGGCACCGCACAAGTCGTCCTACTGAACGACGAGGTTGAGGTGGAGCCGTGGTTGCTAGATCACCCGTGGTTCGACGGGCTACTGACCAGCTCCATCGTCGTAGACGACAGCCATGCCGGCTTGCCTGAGTCCTTCCCTTGGGAGGACTTGGAGACAGGTCCACTGCTCAGTTTTGACGAGATGTTCAGTACCGCCGAACAGCGCCACAACCTGAACGGGCATTAGGAATACATCACTTGCCTGACTGTCAGTAGTGCCGAACAAGTATGACATAGTTGTAACCGTATCTCCAGTTATTGTAATCGCGTTTCCAGTTAGGAGCAGTAATGCCAGTCCATCTCCAGCCAGCCTTGTTCCCCGAGCGCGTCTTTGCTGTCGTGCATCCATGCCGCAATCGTCACGGTGACTACTTCCGTGCAGAGTGTGAGCCATGCCTGTGGATCAGTCATCCCACGCCCGACTACATGGCTTCTGAGCACGTGGCACACGCGCACAACGAGTCCCACCATGCTGGCTGACACACGGCCAGACGTGAGCGCCCTAGAGGCGCTGGACTGGGAAATACCCTGCAGGCCGTGGCGGCACGAGTGTGATCGTGCTGCCGAATGGGCCTACGAGCACACGCCCTCCTGTGGGTGCCACTGGGAGGTCTTCTATTGCTCGCCCTGTCGGGAGAAGCAGTTGGAAATCCTGGCGTCAGTCCCGGCAAAGTGGATCTGCCACCAGTGCGGGGCGGCTGCAACCTCTATTACCACCAAGTGGTGGCCGCTACATGGCTGACAAGTTGCTCACGTATGCCGTGCGCGTGCAGGAACGCCGGGCGGTAGAAGAGCTGCTGAAATCCCCTGGCGAGGACGTCTCCGTGAAGGCCACAGAGATCATCCAAGCGATAGACGCGGTACGTCTCAACCGTCCCGCCTACGCGCTTGTCGTGCAGACTAAAAGGTCTCCCCCCGGCGTTGGCTACGACCTCTCCGTGTATGGCCCGTGGGCCACCAAGTTGCAGGCTCAGCGGGCCAAGCCGGTACTCGACAACATCTATCACGCACCGAACGGTGCCGTGCGCCTAGCCCGTTTCACTAACTGCATGAACGATCTGGAGGAGACCCATGTCTGACCAGCTGTTCGATCAAGAGGCAACGCCATCCCAACGACTCCGCAACATAGAGGCACGCGTAGCCCTCATGTCCGCCGATGAACTCGCCGTAGAGCGTGCTCACTTCGCCACCCTGGCGTTGTGGCCCGCCCTGTGGATTGAAGCCATTGACCGCCGCATCACAACGGAAGGAAGCGTCGCATGACTGACACCCGCAGCGACTACACCGAGGGCCTGCGCGTCCTTGCGGACCTGCTCGACGCTCATCCCGGCCTGCCCTTGCCGTACCACGGCAGCAGCGCCGAACTAATCTGGATCGAGACCAGTCGGGTCAAAGAATCTGCGCGCCTCTTCGCCAAGTTGATCCCTGGGACTGTCACCAAAACCCCGCGCGGGGATGCTATCGACCTCACGGGTCGCATCGCCGGACTCAGAGTCCTGTACATCGCATCCCGTGCGGACGTGTGTAAGCGCGTCGTCACCGGTACCCATGAGGTCACAGTGCCCGCTACTGCGGCCACTGCCGCCGTGCCTGGACACGTCGAGACCGTTGAAGACGTCAAGTGGACCTGCTCGTCACTGCTGGCCGAGGACGTGCCGGCATGACTGACATCAAGCCCAGCGACGTCCGCGACGGTGACCTCCTGACGGGCACCCTGTACGGCAACCCCTTCACCGACTGGCCCGCCCTGGTGCCCTCGCCTGGCAACGTCTACGTCGGCGCGCCGCTTCCCTGCCGCAAGATGACCGCTGGTAGCGAGTGGCTTCCGTCTGTCACGGTCACCGCTCGCAAGCCTGCGTCGATCACACCGTCCGACGACGTGGTCGACATCGTGTTCGACGGCCCGCCCTCACACGTGTCGGGCCGCTTCATCGAGGTCGAAGATGCAGACGGTAAGAGCATCGACGTCGGTGAGTGGATCGAACGACCCAGCGGCGATTGGGCACTCCGGCTCACCATCTCGTCTCGGAAGCCTGCCCCGACCCCGGGGCCGCATGACGCCAAGAACTGTCAGGCGTGCCGGGCCGGACGCCCATGGTTCCATGTCCCGAAGCCTGTCCCGGCCCCACTGCTGCCGTGGGTCGAGCACCCCGACGCGTATTGGTGGATCCCGGGCAACCGCACCGGTGCGATCTACCACTCGACCATCCTCACCGCCGCGGGGGAGAGATCCCACACGGCCGATGTCTGGCAGCGCGTCGCGGTCATCCCGTGGCAGCTCATCGAGGACCTGCGGAGATGTGGGCGGACCTACAACAACGATGCACCGGTCAAGGCCATCCTCGACGCCGCTGACGAGGTGACCTCGTGACCAGCCTGGCTTCCCGTGCGGGCAGTGCTAGGCACGAGAACGGGCACGCACGCGATCCCCTAGTCAGACCATCAGGCCGGGTCACCTTCGCGGCCATCCGTGGCACTCGCGCCACGCCTGAACAGATGGTCAACCATCTGTTGTGCAAACGGTGTGGCACAGAACGCACAGGCCGCACCGGGGAAGACGGATCAGTTCGCAGGCCAGAGGCTGACGTGTGCCAGCACTGCATGAGGGTCAAGCCCGTGGATGGCACCTCCAGGGCACGCTGGGTGCCCCTGGCGGCCTGCCGTACCCCGTACCGTGCAGAGGTCTTCAACGAGGCCGGCGAGGCCCTTACGGGGCCTGCTGGGCACAAGACCGTAGTGGTGCAGGGGGCCAAGTCGTATTGTGCCGAATGCCCCGTCATCGCACAGTGCCTAGCCTTCGCCATGCACCATGAAGGATCGTCGGCACAGGAACGTTGGGGAGTCCAGGGCGGGCTCACACCGAAAGAGCGCGAACGTGCGTACTATGCCAGCAAGGTGGAGGGATGATGTGGCGATGAGCGATCACGCCGAGCAGTTCCGGCGGTACATGCAAGACCCGCTCTACCACGCGGCCGTCGAGATGGTTCGGAGCGTTTTAACCAGCCCTGAGTATCTCAACCTCGGCTTCACGGCCGACCACGCTGCGCTCGACATCGCCCAAGCGCTCCACCCGACTGTCGAGCAGCTTGCAGAGACGGAAGTGGCGCGCCAGCGCATGATCGAGGCGGCTACCGGCGTCCTCCGGGCGAACCTCGACGGCCTCCTCCGATGACTGACCTCGCGGCGTGGCGACCTGCGCGGGAGTAACTCATCTATTGACATGGTGACGACTTCGTGTCACCATCACGTCATGCCCTTGCCCGACGACTACGACACCAACGACAACTACCACAAGGGGCGCGGCGTGGATGCGCCTCCCCTCCCGGCCGGCTTTGACTGCACGCCTGGCGGCACCAAGCTCAAGCCAGCCCGCAGGGTCTTCGCGGACAAGGCCGCCAAGCACGACTACTACCGCGACATGTTCTGGCGTGCAGTCAAGCAAGCGCTGCGTTTGGCCGAAGGGTGTGCCGTCCTGTGGGTTGTCTACATGGTGTGGATCGGCCTGATCCGCCTGCTGGCGCTGATACTGCAGCCGTAGTACGACAGTACGAAGAAGGCCCCGTCGTTGAGACGGGGCCTTCGCTGTGTTCGGTGGTACTTACTGCCCTATGGTTGCTTGGGTTGGCTACTTAGGTGACGGAAGTCGCTCCATCGTTGATGCCTGGAATCTGGTGGCGCAGTGGATTGGAGTTCCATTCCGCCACGAACTCCCCCGCCAGGTCCGCGTAGGACCTGCGGTCCTCGTGGTCGTTGAGAAGAAGGCCCTCGTCGTCCAGGAAGTTTATCACCCAGAACGCCACGGTTTCCTCCAACGTCATCCAATCGAATCGCTTCATCGGCGGGTTCCTTTCATAGCTCGTGGATGTACCGCAGCGAGCCGTAGCCCTTCGGCAGATCGAAGGCCGATTCCCAAGAGTCAAGGAAGGCAAGGCGACAAGCGTCAGGGTCGCCGTCCATTGCGTCCTCTACGTCAAGCAGTCCCGTATACGCTGGCTCCGCACCGTAGGTGCCGTGCCAGCTACACCACGAGCCCCACTGCAACAGCAGATCCAAGTCAGACACCTTCGTACTCCCATCGAAGCTCGGTTAATGCAGCAGCATTACCTTTAGCCATACGTCGGGCCGCGTAACGGTCCACGGCTGTCACTGGACGCTCGTCTGGTGTGAGAGCACCGGCCACAGCCTCCTCCTTGGTGTGGCGCTCCCCACCGAGACCGATCACCAGGTTCTGTAGCGCCGCTTCCCTGCGGCGATACACCTGTCGAGTAGAGATCCCGACGCGCTCGGCAATCAGCCTGACCGACTCCGCGTCGTTGAAGCCCAACGGGTGTACGTACAAGTCCCGCAGGAGGCCCCTGTCGGACCCACCCAGCGTCTCGTACGCTTGGGCGATGTCCACGCACATGGTCAACCAGTTGTTGCCTTTAGCTGGGTCACCGGCGCCTTTACCGCCGCCACTGTCAGCGGCCTGCACGAGTGGGTTGGAGTAGCGGGACGCTACGTCTGTGTCCAACGCATACGGTAGAGCTGCAGCCAGCAGGCTCAGGTCGTAGAAGAACTGGTCTTGACGTTCATAGCCGGCACGCTGTGCCGTCTTGGTTTCACAGTAGTTCCGCATCCTGCGTGCGACACAGACGTACAGATACCGTTCCGGATCACCTTCTTCTTGGCCGAGAATGCGCTCTACAAGGTCAGGGTGACCCAGCACCCACACCCAGCCTTCTTGGGCCAGGTCTTCACGAGTGGAGAGTAGCCCACGGTTTCTCCACGTCCGCCACACGTTGATGGAGGCAGACCCGATCACGGGAGTGAGCACTTCGATGGCAAAGTCGTTGAGTGCCATCAGGACGTACCTCTCAGGTCAACAGAGTCAAGGAGCTTCTTGCCACGTGAGTACCGGCCACATTCCGCACGTTCGCACTGCCATTGCTGATATCTGCCCACCGCGGTGTACGCAAAGCCCCGTTTCCGCACGTTCGCACTGCCGCAGGTACTGCAGACATGTTCCTCCACCGTGTCTCCGTAGAGACCCATGTGGGGATGATTCTTGATCCAGGGCCGCAGTCGATCGTAGAGGGCTTCTGTGAGCACCACATCGTTCTTATTGTAAGAACGGAACTTCGCCCACGCTTTCTCATCACCAGCCATGCAGTCAACCCAGAGCTGGTGGCCACTGTGTGCGGTCTTGTGGCCGATCCCTAATGCACCAGCAACGAAGTCCAGCTTCCCGCTGGAGGGCTTGAAGTTCTGCTTGATGACTTGGTACAAGTCGATCTGTGCGTAGGGGGAGGGCGGCGTGAGGCCGGCCAGCGTGAACTGCCAGTTCAAGTGCTTAGTGTCGAAGCCCTTGGAGTTGTATCCCATGACGCAGGACGCCTCATCAAAGAGGCGGTGCGCTGCCAGTACCATCTCGTCGTGGCCATTGTGGAAATCGCTGTAGTACAGCACCTTCGAGTTTCCGTACCACTTGGCAGCGAAGGACACTGTTGATGCTGGGATCTGGAGCTGAGCGAGGGAGACGTTCTGGTTGAACAGTTGCCAGACGTGAGCGACATTCGGGAAATTTTCGATGTCCACGGTAAGGAGCTTGAAGTCAGTCATTCCAGTCCCAAAGAGCGTGGCCGATCTCGCCGCCGATTCGGCCGAACACGAGTCCCGTGACGAAGCTCAGAGCCAACGTCGCGGCATGGTCCATGCTGGACGAGTAGATGTAAGCGAAACCGATTGCCAACGCGATTGATGCGATGTAGGCGAGTACCGCGAGGGCCTTCACTTCTTGCCCGCGTCGTAGACGAGTTTGCCTGCGTCGTAGATCAGTTCCCAGTCGGTAGGGGCATCGACGTCATGCAGGCCGCAGGAGCAGTACCACCCATCATCTTCGGCGCGCATGTAGAAATGGTTTGAGTCGCGCACACGTACCAGCGAGCCGGTAGCAGTCGGCAGCTGTGGCCCAGGCTTGATGATGTCCAGGAGGGTCCAGTTCTTGGTGTAGATTCCGAAGCGTTCTACGACCCCGAACCCCACGTACAAGCCGTTGCTCTCGTTCGTGTCGCCCACGGTTCCCGCGACTGTCGCGTCTGACTCCCGGCGCTCCGCGATTACCGCGTCCCCAACTTCAACGTCTTCCCACTTTGGTGCAGACATCACCAAGCCCCGATCACGATAGTGGCGACAGCGCTGGCCACAGCGGCCAGTCCGCACAAGACAAATAGCGAGAATAGGACGTAGCCAACGCGAACCCACGCCCTGCTGTTGTATGGGCCTAGTTCGCGCAGCTTGGCGCGAACAAACAAACACCCGCCCAGCGAGATAGCGGCCAGCATCAGGTCGATGATGGCAAGCGCAACACTTCTCATTGCCGTACCCCAATCAGGTCACGCAACACTTGAGCGCCATGCTCAAGGTAGGTCGAATTGACATCTGACCCCATTGGTAGTGTTACAATTCTCCCACGTCGCACCGCTTGGTGCAAGTGGTCGGCAGCTTTCTTGCCGGGGTCGTCACCATCTAGGCAGATGAGCACTTCGTCATAATCTTCGAAGATCCTGCGCATCACCGAAGGGTCAGACCACTTCGGTTTACCGCTGTCCGAGTCTCTGGCGTTGGAGACGCCAGGGATAGCGACACAGGGCACCCCAACGTGGAAGCTCATCGTCATGGCATCCACCTCGCCTTCGCAGATCACAATGAACGTAGAAGGCTTGTGCAAGTCACGGACGTTGTACAGGTGAGAACCCTCGCCTTCAAGCTGCACGTACTTCGGCACAGACCGCTCGGTGTTGTCTTCTATGCGCCGAGCCTTGATGGCTATGACGCCGGTAGGCGTAATGTAAGGAATCGTAAGCCATCCCCGATACATTTCATGCCCTGGCATCGGTTCAGAGATAGCCCCGATGCGGAATGTACGGCACAGGTTTCCGTCTAGGCCCCGGCTTTTTAGATAGGTAACCTGGGGACCTTCCCCGTTGAGAGCCTTGAGCTGTTCCTGGTAGGTTGTAGTTGCGACCCCCATCGAGTTCCTGTGCTCGCTGCTTAACTTCTCGAAATCCACGCTTGGCTACCTCCGGTTCCATCAGTTCGACAAGTGTGTAGGAGTCGCCAGTGCGACCACAGGAAAAGCAGTTCCACAGGTTCTCATCCAGGTTCACCTGGGCTGAGGCTGTCATGTCCACATGCAGTGGACAGTGCGCTTTCGTCCAGCCGTTCGATGCGCGAAAGAGGATGCGTGCACCGTAGTGTTCCCACAGCACCTCGATGCTGGGCTTGTCGGAGCCAAGCTCAGCCACGCTTCTCCCAAATCAACGGGCGGCATGTCACGGGGTCGGCCCGTCGAGGCAGTAGTGAGTCTTGCCGCCATCCACGGAGAACACGTCCGACTTGCGGATGTTCTGCCACATGGGTGACCCCGACTGCTCGGACACGTTCATCCACTCGTCCGGCTCGTAGGTCAGCGGCGTCAACGGGTGGTACTGCATCAGTTTGTTGACGAGGCTGGTGACGATGGCCGCGCTCATGCCCGAGTGACCCTGTTTGGCGAACACGCCAACAATCTCCAGAGCGGCCTCACCGAGCATCCCGTCGTAGTCGCTGTCCTTGTCGAACAGCCCCGCGAGGGTGAGTTCCTTGGTGGCGTAGTCGGTGAGGTTGGTCATCGCGTTCCCTTCGGTTGGTTGGTCGGTTCCGGCACACCGGCTGGTGGTGCGTGGCCAGTCGTCACGTCGCCCCACAAGGCGTCGGACCCCCCGTCAGGCCCGCCGGTGCCAGCCCACCCGCGAAAGTGGCTGGAATCCTTGACACACTCGGCGGGATTGGCATTCCACGACATTCTCGCCAGCGCTTCTTCGGACATGGCGGGTCCAGACCACACTTCACACCCATCGGCGCGCGTCTTGAGACGCCAGCCCTTCGCCTGCATCTCGGCCACGGTAAGGCACCCACGAACTCCGTCATGCCGTCCGGTTCGGTGCGCGTCACCGAGGTACGAACTCGGGAACGTCTGGTGACATCCAGCTGCGTCGCAGTGCTCCGCGCGGCCATACGGGACTCGCTTGCCACATCGGCTATCGGTCCAGCTACTCACGACTCAACCTCGTAACTGTTAAGAACGAAGGCACGGCGCTTGACCTCTTGGGCAACCCATTCGGTTGCCTGTTCCTGCGTGCCCATGATTGCCACCACCTCATCATTCACGGCTACCGTGGCGATCTGCCGGCCCTTGTAGTCGTCGTCAGTCCGTATTGTGTAGCGGGTCATAGCTCGTCGCCGTACCCTTCCTGGCGGATCATGAACACCCAGTCTTTGAGCAAGTACCGCACCGGATAGCGCCGCCCTTTCGGGTGACCGTGCCATTCAATGGCCCACCAGTCGCCGGCCGAGCCCTTGCCTTTACGCTTGACCACCAGCACGCCAATGTCGGCATTCGCGTTCTTACGCTCAGTCTCAGTCTCGGCAAGCCAGGCGTTGATAAGACCGTCACTTGCCGTCTCGGCGGCATGGCCGCTCTTAACCTCCCAGCAGATGCCAGGGGTTCCCGTGATGTCCCCGAGGTCATAGGTGCCGTGCAACGCGCGGCGTTCAGCTGTACCGAAGCCGTTGGTCTGCAAGAAACGGACAACCAGGGTCTCCGCTTGCGTGCCAATGTTCTTGCTGGGGTTCACCATGTCTGGCCCGCAACGTCTCGGTGGCTCGTCGTGTGGCCGGACGGGTACGCGCAATACCAGCGGCCACCGCTCGGCTCGACGCGCACGGCCTCGCACATGCCATGCGACACGGACGTTTCTGAACCCGAGGGGGTTTCGTTTCCAACCTCGTAGTCATGGTCCTCGCTATGGAAAGCGGTGAGCACACATTGCCCCTGGACCGGCAGGCGGTGCCAGCAACGCGCAGGGGCGAAGGTGAGCGGTGGCTCGTTGATCTGTGCGGCACAAGCCGCATACCCAGCCAGATCCACAACCGAGTCGTGGTGATAGCCGTGCTCAAGACGTGCGATCTTCACCAGCGCCTGCATTAGTGCGAAGTCCGTGGGCGTGATGCCATCGGTCTTGTTGAGGTCGATGAGTCCACGACCATCCAGGTACGCGGTCCAGAGCTGGGCTACCCTATAGAAGTTCTCGGCAGGTGTCCCATAATCCTGCTGACGCCGGCCCTCGACGTGCTCGGCTGCTTCCTCAAGGATGGACTTCATTCCGGCATCCAGACAGCGCGCATGATCTCATCGACCATGCCGGCCGGGTCGTAGTCCGACCAATCGTCCGGATCGTCGTGAACAATCTCCCGGATGGCGGCCAGCTTCTTCCTGCTGGCCCGTATTTCAACGATGGCTCGGTGCACGGCGCAGGGCCACGGTTGGTGGCATCCCCTGCAGCCGTTGCCGAACAACTCTTGATAGTGGCCCTCGATCTCGTCAATAATGCTGACGTCCTCGCTCATGCTGGTACCCCATCCCTTTGGTCTTGAATCCCATTGAAGATAAGCATTCTTGAAAGGTCGATCGGCAGTTCCATGTAGCTCTCAGCGTTAGGGTCCGAAGGGCCAGTGCGATTCTTGACCGCAGCCATCCTGATAACCCCGTTCGCAGGGTCCAGTGCCACTGTCAGGATGTTCTCTGGCATCTGTGCCACCTTCCCTGCGATATCCGCACGCTTAGCCGGGAGCACCGAGTTCTTGATGCTCGACTCGTTCGCGTGGTGAAGGATGAACACTGCGCTACCAGTCTGACGGGCGAGCCGGTGGCACGCCTTCGTCACTTCCTTCATCCCTGACCACTCATCCAAGCTCTCCGTGCTGACGTTCATCAGGTTGTCCACGACAATGACGTCCGGGTAGTCGCCGAACATTGCCTCGAAGGCAATCACTTCACGTTCCATGTGCTCGTAGTCAGGGTCCGTCTCGAAGCTGAACCGGATCTTCGATGACAGTGGCGTCAGCACCTCGGTCATTGCCGGGTCGTAGCTGTTCAGCCGTTCCTCTACGGCATCCTGTTCTTCCCGCAGCAACGTGGCACAGGCACGCTTGGCCACCGTGAAGTCATCGGTGTCTGCGGAGAAGTACAGGGTGGTGATGTCGTGCCGTTCGGCTTGACGGATGCAGTAGTAGAGAGCGAGTGCAGACTTCCCTCCACCCGGTGGACCGACCACCTCTGTCACTTGCGCACGTCGTGGTCGGAATTTCCATTGCTCCCAGCATCGGAAGATGTTGGGAAGCGGGTGACCCGCGTCACCCTTGCGGGTAGCCACCTTTGCCAGGGTCCGCACCGTTTGCCCCCTCAAGCGCAGTCATTATGATGGTGGTGAGTTGCGCGCCAACGGCTTTGAGTCGTGACCACGATTCTGTCGTCAAGTCATCGGGAGCTAGGGTCACCATGATCTGTAAGGTGTCGTCATGCGGGAAAGTGATGGTGAACTCTGTCTCAAGCCTGTCTTCATGGTCAGCACAATGGAATAGGCCGACCCGTACTTCCATTTGCTCTTCGATGACCATTGCTGGAGTAGGCCAGTCCAAGTGCTCCAACGGATCTTTGTCCGTCATGGCTCTAGGACTTTACGAACACGGAGTCGTGGGCCT